TTTTTAACTTCTTTTTCACTGAAGCCTAATGATATTACTGCCTCGGTGGGATTCACTAAAGTTAAATCGTATTGATGATCAAACATATTACCTGTGTTTGATTTAAACAACAGCACTCTGTATCTAGCATAAGGTTTCCCGGCTAATGAAGAATTAGGTGCATTATTATTGTAAATTAATTCCTCTAAATTTAAAACATTGCCTTGTTCTGTAAACACGTTAGCTACGATACTCTGAACAATACCAAGTTTTTTAACTTTAGCAGGAGGAGTAATCCACACCGGCATTTCAAAATCTAAACTACAGATATCTATTTCTGTTTCGGCTCCCTGCGGTATAGTTCGGCTACTGAAATTTGTACTAGTTAGATACAACGCACTTAAACTGGTCCAGTCTATATAATTGTCCGTGGTTTGTAATTCTAAACTGGGATTAAACAATACCAATATTTGTTCTAATAACTGCAATTTTTGATCAGTATTTGAAGTCCAAATGTCTGCTTTCATAGTTAATTTGAAAGGAGTAGGCATCAATCTTTCTACGGTATAGTTGCCCCCTTGGACATTTTGATATTCTCTAGTCCCGCCTGCGTCGGTATATCTACGTTCACGTATATGAATCTTACTAACAAATGTTGGATCAGATAATCTATCAGTAGATAATTCTAAACCAGTGATGTAACAGGCAATTCGCGGCACAGTGGGCATCTTATTTTCGCTATTATCTTTTATAAGACTAGCAACTTGCCTTGTTAAGTCGCCGTACATTACTGGGATCTGTCTTTCTTCGCCGTCGCCGGCTTTGTATTTGAATCCTATGAACACACGCATAAACTGTGTGACATATCTTCTTATTTGTCCGTCGTAAAAAAAGTCCATTATTCGTCCGCCTGTGGTCTAAGAGCTTTGCTTAGACTTTGTTTTTCTTTAACTGTTTGACCGTCAATGTTAGACACTGTAGCGTTATTAATAAATGTTGCTTTTTGTGTCTTTCTATCATCTTTGCCAGCAAATGGTTTTCCAGCGGCAGTGTCGCTCGGTCCTAGGTTACTCATAGTCATTCGTACATTGTCCTCAAATTTACGCCACCTATAACCATCGAATCGAAATAGTCTATTAGGTAAGTAATCTGTCCTTAAGCAAAACTGACCAGAAGCAGGGTTATTAGGGAATGCGATACCTGCGGTAAATGGAGCACCATTCGGAGGTACACCGTCATCGGTCAGATAACCATTATATCCATCACCATCGGCGGGTAGTATAACACTGCTGGCAGTCTGTCCTACATAAACAGGATTGCCATTATTGTCATATAATAAATTTCCGTCCTCGTCTGTAGCCTGTGTGGCTGCATCAACCGTTACTTTGTCTGCATCGACAGTGGCTAATTCGGCTGTGCCGTCATCGGTTCGCTGAAGCGTATAATATTTGCTTGTATCATATCCACTTCGAGGAGCGTCTTCTTCAGCTTGATCTAATACAGCAGAAGTAATCTGCATCTCTTTTTCATATGTACTGATTACATCTCTTAGCGTATCAGCTAAAGCGTAATAGGTAGTATTAGGAGGAGTAACGCCAGTGACTTCCTGTATTACTTGATATTTTTTTCCATTAGGTGCAAGTACTACATCACCCGGGTAGTATGTTATATTACTGTTATAAGTTCCCTTGTATGATTCTCGATCAGCAATATCGTCAAGAATTTGTTTGAATTCTTGGCTGTCTACTAATGGTTTACATTTGGCACGATATAAATGCGGATACCATGTGGCTGAAAATCCTTCCGCTGCTCTAGTAACTTCTTCTATGACATAAAATCTTTTCAATGCGAATGTGAGATCATTTAAGGCATATTCATCTTTTAAATGAGGTAATTCTATTACATCGCCCGAAATTAATTTTCTACCTAATTTTTCAACAGTATCAGTGATGTGAAAAGTTATAAAAATTGTGTCGTTTTGTAAAAATAATCCGAACTGGCTTAGATTAAAATCTGTATCTTGTATATTATACACGCCTCGCATAACATACACATCGGGATCATATTTGCGATCTCTGTTTTCTAAAAACAAAAGATCTTGGATATTAGCAACACTATCATTTAGATATTCCGGAGTACTAGGTGTGTCTCCTTGGATTGCTGCCCCAGGTCCGATGTATCTGTGAACCAACACATCGGTACCGCCAACTTGAAACATTTCCCAGGCGGTTTTATCTATAAATTTATAATCATTGCCCTTTTCCGGGCGATACAGCGAGAGTCTTGGCATAGTAGTATATTTACCGCTACGATAAATACTAGCATGAGCACTACAGATCAAGCCAAAAAATCCGTTTATGATTACTGCAAAACCATGCTAGGCGACGGTATGGTTGATGTAGAATTAGATCCGATACACTACGAAACTGCCCTAAATCGAGCGTTAGCAGTTTTTCGTCAACGCAGCGACAATGCGGTAGAAGAAAGTTATGCCTTTCTTACCATGCAGGAAAATATCAACGAGTACATTCTGCCAAAAGAAATACAGCAAGTGCGTCAGATTTTTAGACGCAGTGTTGGTTCTAGAACCGGTAACGGAACAGGCGGTACAGTATTTGAGCCATTTAATTTAGCTTATACAAATACATATTTGTTAAGTTCTACAAACATGGGTGGGTTATTGACCTACGAACTGTTTTCACAGTATCAAGAACTTGTAGGAAAAATGTTTGGTTCATTTATAAACTTTACTTGGCATCCGCAGAGTCGTAAATTAATTATTCATCAGCGACCAAGAGGTGAAGAATCTGTAATGCTACAGGTATACAATACCAAACCAGATTTCGCTATTATTGACGATGTCTATTCAGGGCAATGGATCAAAGACTACAGTTTAGCCAACTGCAAAATGATGCTAGGACAAGCTAGAAGTAAGTTTGGACAAATAGCAGGGCCACAGGGCGGTACACAGCTTAACGGCACAGCCCTTATTTCTGAAGCACAAACTGAAATGGAAAAACTAACTGATGATCTAATGAAACTAGTACCAGGCGGTAGCGGTTATACTTGGATCACTGGTTGACACACCTTTAATGTTACTGCTATAATATCCTTAATTGGAGGATATTATGATCATTGGTATTTGCGGATTCATTGGCAGCGGCAAAGACACAGTTGCTGACTATCTAGTTAATTTTCACGAGTTCCGGAGGGAAAGTTTCGCCTCGACTCTTAAAGACGCTGTAAGCGCAGTGTTTGGATGGGACCGGACACTTCTGGAGGGTAGAACCAAAGAAGCTCGTGAATGGCGTGAACAGGTAGATACCTGGTGGGCTGAGCGCCTAGACATGCCTACCCTTACTCCTCGTTGGGTTCTACAATACTGGGGCACAGAAGTATGCCGCAAAGCATTCCACGACGATATCTGGATTGCCAGTCTAGAAAATAAACTCCGAAATTCTAAAGATCATGTTGTAATCTCTGACTGCCGTTTTCCTAACGAAATTCAAAGCATTCGTAATGCTGGAGGTATAATTGTTTGGGTTAAACGCGGTAATCTTCCAGAGTGGTATGATGTAGCTGTTTCTGCTAATAAAGGAAGCAATGTTTCTATAAACGAACTAAAAATGAAAAAAATACATGCTTCTGAAACCGCTTGGGTAGGAACAGATTTTGATGCAATTATAGATAATAATAGTTCTTTAGACGATTTATATTTTCAAGTAAAAGACCTAGTAATCGGCGATAAGATCGCCCTGGCGCCAAGAGATACCTTCTTTGCTTAAGATCTGAGCACAATTACAACAGATTGTTTTTAGATTTGTCGGTCTACAATTGTCTAGATTTCCGTCTATATGAAACACACGGAATATCTCTTGATGCTGTGACTTATATCCGCACTTCTCACAGTAATTCTTAGGTTTATATCCTGAACGTTGCCATCTCGCTATATGGTATCCGGCGCCGTGTGTCAAACAAGCTTCGCATAAAGTTCGATAGTATGTGCGACCGTGTTTGTGATAGTTTACTGCTCTAGGACGTTGATTACAGGCCTTGCAAAGTGGTCTCATAAAAATATTTACACCTTTTCTTCCCCTTTTTATACTTGGTCTAACCGGCTCTTTTTCCAATTGAATGCTAAATATTATGAGCAACTATTACCAGGAGAATAGGGAATATGGCACTAACATCACCCGGCGTACAAGTTACGGTAATCGACGAGAGTTTTTATACACCAGCTGAACCTGGTACAGTTCCTCTTATCGTTGTAGCTACAGGCCAAGATAAGACCAATGGAGCTGGCACCAATACAGCTTCGGGCACAACAAAAGCCAATGCTGGTAAGGCATTTAAAATGACCAGCCAAAGAGATTTAGTAGATACATACGGCGTGCCGTTCTTCGAGCAGACAGCGAGTTCTACTCCTGTTCATGGCTCAGAACGTAACGAGTATGGATTATTAGCAGCATATAGTTTATTAGGTGTAAGCAACTCGGCATTTATTGTTCGTGCAGATGTAAACCTAGACGAACTAGAAGCACAAGTAGATGCCCCGGGAGCGAACCCTACCAATGGCAAATGGTGGATCGACACACAGGCAACAACATATGGTATCCAAGAATGGAACGGTGCTGCTGCAACTGTAACAGGTGGACAGAAGTTTACCAACAAGGTTCCTATTGTACTGACTGATGCAGATTATCCTTCTAAGATTGAAAACAATGCACCCAAAGGCTCAGTGGGTCAGATCGGTGATTACGCTGTAGTGTTTCAAACTGTAGAAGGCGATACCACTTATGGTACAAATGAAGATCTAGCAAGAATGTATTTCAAGTCTCCAGGAAATGGTGGACTAGGTGATAATGCAGCTAGCGGTACTCCTGTAGATGCAGGTGAATGGGTGCTACTAGGCAGTAATGCATGGAAAGCAAGTTGGCCAGTCGTAATCAGTTCGACATATACAGGTGTATTAAGCGGTACATTGTTTATCAACAATACTTCTATCGCAGCAGGAAGCCTATCAACTATTGCAGCAAACATTGTAGCTGCCAATATTCAAGGTGTTAACGCACAGGTTATTGCAAACAAACTATACATCTATGCCGACGGTAGAAGTTCTGCGCTAGGCGAAGATGACGATTCTACATCAGGCGAAGATGCAAGAGTGCGTTTAGAAAACGGTACAGCTTTATGGTCATCTATAGGTATTACTGTAGGCGACTATCTAGCTCCTAAATTACAGCAAACTCCACACACTGAAGTTCCTACATTTAAACGTAGCGATAACTCCGATACTGTTCAAGGATATCCTACAGGTTCAGTATGGGTCAAAACCACAGAGCCAAACAAAGGAGCTCGTTGGAGAGCAAAACAGTGGAGTTCGGCTACCGAATCATGGGTAGCTGCAGAAGCTCCTATCTATGCTACAACTAACGCTGCTTTATATTATTTAGATCGCAGTGGCGGTGGCTCTAACATCAGCAAAGATACACTATTCATTCAAAGCAATGCACAAGAAAACAGCGGATTTGATACGACCCCAGACACAGCTGAATTCCGTGTATGGTATAGAAATGTAGCAGCTGGTGCAGGAACAAGCATAACTTCGAACATTATCAAAGCTAATACCTTTACAGGTGGAGCGACACAGGTGTTTACTTTAGCTGAAAGTTTAGTAGGCGAGTTAGCGTTGGCTAC